TGGATTATGGGTTAAATAACATTGCTTTAGGCGGAGATATCGTTAATAATAGCGATGATAAACAATTCTCACTAACTGGGTTATGTATTAGATTAACCGATAAAATATCACGTTTAAAAAATCTATTAATTAACGGTAGATCATTTGTTGAAGGTGAAGGTATGCAAGATACATTTATAGATATAGCCAATTATGGTATCATTGGGCTCTTAGTTGGGCGCAACAAATGGAAAAAATAGTTTGGCTAAAAAAATCCCAAAAATCATAAAGGAGATTAGAAATAATCCTCCTACACCCGTTAATTATGCATATCAAAAGAATATATCATATTCTCAGATGTCTATATTTAGAGGGTGCCCCCATAGGTGGAAATTACAGTATAAAGATAAAATTAAACGTTTTACATCCTCAATTCATACTGTATTTGGAACCGCTATACATGAAGTACTACAACACTATTTAGATGTAGCATATGATAAATCCTTTGCTGTAGCAGATAGGGAAATTGATATGGAAGAATTTTTCCAAGAAAAATTTATAGGTGAATATCGAAACCAATACAAGAAAAACAAAGACCAACATTTTTCCTCAGCTGAAGAAATGAGAGAATTTTTTGATGATGGGATGGGTATTTTAAATTGGTTTAAGAAAAAAAGATCTAGGTACTTCTCCAAACGTGGTTGGCATTTAGTTGGTTGCGAAATACCATTAGTAATTGCGCCAAATAAAATGTATAACAACATATTATACGCGGGTTTTTTAGATGTTGTCATGTACCATGAGGAAACAAAGACATTTAAAATAATCGATATTAAAACAAGCACTCGTGGGTGGAGGGATCAGGATAAGAAAAATGAAGATAAACAATATCAATTACTTTTATACAAACAATATTTCTCAGAACAGTATGGGATACCTTTAGATAAAATTGAAATTGAATTTTTTATTGTTAAAAGAAAAGTAATGGATTGGGATGATGAAAAAATAATGTCACCCCATCAAGCATATAGGGTACAGCAATTTAGCCCACCAAGTGGTAAAATTAAACTAGGACGAGCTAAAAAAGCTATAAATAATTTCATAAATGAATGTTTTAATTCTAATGGAGACATAAAAGATATAGAATATCCAAAATCTCCAAGTAAATGGAATTGTAACTTTTGTCCCTATAAAGAAGATAAAGAAAATTGTGGAGAAGGTATAATCTACTAATTTTCGTATATATGTATACCTAAATAATGTTATAAAATAAAGATTATGAGCGCAAAAAAAGATATGACACTAACTAGTGTTAAAGTCAAAAGCGATTTATTCGAGAATTTTAAAATTGAATGTGTAAAACGTAAATTTTCCTTTCAAAAACTTGCTGATCGGGCTTTGTTTTTGTATCTTACAGATGAAGATTTTCGTAAATCAATTAACAATCAAACTAATCTCGAACTATAAATCCAAAACTAAATGAATAAAAGTTTTAAACACCTTTCTAAAGACAAAAGGAAGAAGATATTATTACTTTGTGATGATATAAGAGTACATTCTGGGGTTGCAACTGTGGCTCAAGAAATTGTAATGCATACTTCCCATCATTTTAATTGGGTGCAAATAGCTGGAGCTATTAAACATCCTGATATTGGGAAAAAAATTGATTTAAGTCAAAGCATTATTGATAATACTAACACCCCGGATGCATCTGTAGTTTTATACCCTACAAATGGTTATGGAACCCCTGATTTGCTTAGACAAATATTGAAGATAGAAAAACCAGATGCTATTATGCTTATTACAGACCCAAGGTATTTTACTTGGGTGTTTAATATGGAACATGAAATCCGTAAAAATATTCCTATTACGTATTTAAATATTTGGGATGATTATCCTGCTCCAATGTATAATAAAGCATACTATGAGGCATGTGATCTATTAATGGGGATTTCAAAACAAACCGTCAATATAAATAAAATTGTATTAGGTAATAAGGCTAAAAATAAAGTATTTAAATACGTTCCTCATGGTTTAAACCCAGATATTTATAAACCTATAAACCCTGAAGATAAAGAATTAAAAAAATTTAAAATAAATTTCTTTAATAAAGACATCCCAGAATTTATCGTATTTTTTAATTCTAGAAATATTAGGAGAAAACAAATACCAGATACAATGTTAGCCTTTAGAGCATTTTTAGATACACTTCCTAAAGAAAAGGCTGATAAATGTAAAATGGTATTACATACAGAGGCAGTTACTGATGCTGGTACCGATTTATATAAAGTAAAAGAATATTTTTTTGATGAAAATTACCCAAATGCTATAAAATTTTCACATCAAAAATTATCCCAACAGGAATTAAACTATTTATATAATATTGCTGATGTCCAAATATTATTAACTTCAAACGAAGGTTGGGGGCTAACCATTACTGAAGCTATTTTAGCTGGTACCCCCATTATTGCTAATACAACGGGAGGGATGCAAGACCAAATGAGATTTACTGACGAAAATGGAAAATGGTTTACCCCCTCCCCAGATGTCCCTTCTAACCATAAAAGCACCTACAAAAAGCATGGTGAATGGGCATTTCCTGTTTACCCCGCTTGTAGATCCATCCAAGGTTCTCCCCCAACCCCCTATATTTTTGATGATAGATGTAAATGGGAAGATGCTACTGAAAGACTAGTTGAAGTTTATAATTTACCTAAAGAAGAAAGAAAACAGTTGGGATTAAAAGGTAGAGAATGGGCTATTAGTAATGAAGCTGGATTTACATCTAAACATCAAGCCAATAGAGTAATGGAAGCATTTGATGAGTTGTTTAATACTTGGAAGCCAAGAGAAAAGTATGAATTAATTAACGCCACAGAATTTAAAGGAAATTTTTTAAAACATAAAATTTATTATTAATGAATAAACCAGTTTTTGTAATTAGCTGCCCATTTGATACCTATTCAGGGTATGGAGCTCGTTCTCGTGATATTGTCAAGTCTATTATTAATACCCAAAGGTATGATGTAAAATTACTCGCTCAGAGGTGGGGAAATACCTCTTGGGACTTTTGTAAAGATCATCCTGAATGGGGGTTTTTATTAAGTTTACAAATCCAAAAATTAGAATCTAAACCCGATATTTGGATGCAAATTACAATACCAAATGAATTTCAACCCGTTGGAAAATATAATATAGGATGTACTGCGGGTATTGAGGCTACAGTATGTAAACCTGAATGGATCCAAGGGTTAAATAGAATGGATTTAAATTGGGTTTCATCTACATTTGCTAAGGGAATGTTTGAAAGCATGAATTTTGAAAAAAGAAATAAACAAACCCAAGCATTAGAAGAGCATATCCAATTAAATAAGCCAATAGAAGTAATATTTGAAGGGGCAAATTTGGATGTTTATAAATCAATCCCAAGTGGTGAAATTAAAACAATTAATTTAGAGGATATTAAAGAATCATTTTGTTATTTAAATGTAGGACATTGGATTCAAGGTGAATATGGTCATGATAGAAAAAATTTAGCAGTATTAATTAGATCATTTTATGAATCATTTAAAGGGATGTCAAAAACCAAACCTGCTTTAATTTTAAAAGCTTCAATGGGTGTAGCATCTTATATGAGTAGAGAAAACATTTTAGATAAAATTAAATCCATTAAAAATACAATTAACTCATCTTCACTACCCAATATTTATTTACTTAATGGAGAATTTAATGACCAAGAGATGAATGAATTATATAACCATCCTAAAGTAAAAGCAATGGTTAGCTTAACAAAAGGGGAGGGATATGGCCGTCCTTTACTAGAATTTAGCCTTACAGGCAAACCTATAATAGCATCAGGATGGTCAGGACATTTGGATTTTTTAAAACCTGATTTTAGTACTTTACTTCCTGGGGAATTAGAAAATGTACATAAAAGTGCTGCTAATAACTGGTTAATAGAAGAAGCCCAATGGTTTAAACCTTCATTACCTGCAGTAAATCAAAACCTAAAATCTTGTTATAAAAAGTATAAACAATATAATTTAAAATCTAAAAAACAAAAGAACTTTAGTAAATCTAATTTTAGTTATAGTAAAATGGAAGAATTAGTAGATGAAACACTACAAAAATATGTTCCAAACTTTGCAACTCAATTAAATTTTAATTTACCTAAATTAGAATTACCAACTTTATAAAAATTATAATATGCAATACGATGATTTGAAAGAATGTACTAGGTGTGGTTCTGATGCCTGTTATGTCCAAGAAGTTACAAAGGATATAAAGATAGAATTATGCTATGGTTGTGGTTTCCAAAGTAATAGTATAATAAAAAAAGATAATACATTCTATAATGAGCAAATAGAAACTCTTCCTGAATTATATAAAGAATTAATGGATGAAGAAGAGGAAACTGGAAAAATTTGGATGCCCACCCACATTAATGTAAAAGATAAGGGAACAGTATTTGCTATAGGAAGTAGCCGTAATGATTGGGCTTGGGCTGGAGTAAAAGCTATTAAAGATAAAGAAAAAGGATATAAAACTGATATGTCTACTGTAAAATATTTTAAAGAACGTGATTTTATAGAAGCTTTATCGTATATTCAAGTTATACCATGAAATTAGGAAATTTAATAGAAAAAATAATATCTATACTTACTTTAGGCCAAGGTAAAAGGTTAGCTATGTATATAGCTAAATTAAGAGGTAAGGAGGATTGTGGTTGTAACAGAAGAAAACAAAAATTAAATAATATAAATTTTAAATCGATGTCAGTAGTATCAACCCCACTTAATTTAGATTGGTCATCTAAATGGAATGAAGTTAGAAGCCAAGTTGGATGTTCTTGTGAATTTGATTATGCTATTTTAATAGTTAAGGATAAACAAGGTAATTCAATACATGAGGAAAAATTAATGGCTATCCCTTACATGAATGGTCATTTATCAAAAAAAGAAATCTCATTACCCTCTTTTGTAACTCCCCATTCTTACAGCTTACAATTCCATAAAAAAAATGAAAATGAATTCATTAACCCTGTAAATATAAATCTATAATGAAAATAAGTTACGGAATAACAGTTTGTAATGAGCATTTAGAACTTCAATATCTTATAGAGTTTTTATCTCCTATAATTGATAAAGAGGATGAAATAGTAATTGTTTATGATAAAAATAGAGTTACAGATGAGGTATTAGATATACTAGACCAACACCAAGATAAAGTAAGTGCCTTCCCATTTGATTTTAAACAAAACTTTTTGGAGAATAAAAATTATTTAGGAAGCGAATGTAAAGGAGATTATATATTCCAAATAGATGCTGATGAGATTCCTAATGAGTTTTTAGTAAAGAATTTAAAAACAATACTAGATTCAAATAATGTTGATATGTTGGTAGTTCCTAGAAAAAACATAGTAAAAGGATTAACCCAATCTTATATTAATATCTGGGGGTGGAATGTTAATGAAAAAGGATGGGTTAATTGGCCAGATCAACAAAAAAGAATTTATAAAAATAATCCTAAAATACAATGGTCAGGACATCAAGTCCATGGTATGGTAGAAGGATACGATACTTTTGCAGTGTTACCTTTAGAAGAAGGCTTTAGTATTACTCATAATAAAACAATTGATCGTCAAGTAAAACAAAATGAAAGATATTCTAAAATAGAACAAAATAAGTTATGAGTAAATTTAAAGTAGGAGTTATAGGTAACGGTTTTGTAGGGGAGAGTCAAGCATTTGCTTTTACCCCAACAACAGACTTAAGAATATATGATATTGACCCACTCAAAGCTACCCATACTAAAGAAGAAATAGATGAATGTGATTTTATATTCGTATGTGTACCAACACCTATGAAAAAAGATGGATCCCAAGATATTTCATTTATAGATAAAATATTTGATGAAGCAGTTCAAGGGCCTATTTATATTATTAAGTCAACCATACTCCCTGGTACTACTAAGAGATTAATGGGGATGTATCCTGACCTAGAAATAGTTTTTTGTCCTGAATTTTTAACTGAGAGAACTGCTAAGTTAGATATGCTTACTCAAGCAAGAATAGTATTAGGAGGAGAAAAAAGAGATACTAAAAAAGTAAAAGAATTATTCGAGCAGAGGTTTATGAATCGACATATAATTGAAACCGATCCAACAACTGCTGAACTAATTAAATATATGAATAATACTTTCTTTGCTACTAAAGTTAGTATTATAAATGAATTTAAATTATTAGCTGATAAATTAGGGGCAAATTGGAAGGATGCATTGTATGGATTTACCTCAGATGGTAGAATAGGAGATAGCCACTTGCATGTTCCAGGACCAGATGGTAGATTAGGATATGGTGGTACTTGTTTCCCAAAAGATGTTAATGCTTTAATAACGTTAGCTAAAGAATTAGGTACGCCTCTTAATACTATAGAGGGGGGATGGGTAACAAATTTAATAGTGCGACCTGAAAAAGATTGGGAAGCAGATAAAGGTAGAGCAGTAAGTAAATAAATTATGGAAATAAAAATAAACCAATCCAATTTAAACAACTCCGCAATTTCTACAGAAATGTTTTTATGGGTGATACATAATATTGAATTTAATTCTACAATATTAGAGCTAGGAAGTGGTAGCGGTACAAAAGAATTAACTAAGTATTATACTGTTTATTCTATAGAACAAGATCAAAAGTGGATTAATTATGCTGAGGATTCTAATTACATACATGCTCCTATTAAAAATGGGTGGTATGATTCTGATATAGTTTTTAAAAATATTCCTTCTAGCTATAGTCTATTACTTGTAGATGGACCTGGAGGTACGGGTAATAGAGAAGGGATAAAACAATATTGGGATAAATTTAATGTTGATGTCCCTATAATAATGGATGATACCCACAGAGAAGCAGAACTAAGATTTGCCGAAGAAACAGCCCAAACCCTAAATAAAAAAATAACAATAATCCCAGGCCATCAAAAATCATTTGCATTACTGTTATGACAAAAAAGAAAATATTAGTTACTGGGGGAGTTGGGTTTATAGGCACTGCCTTAATTAAAAAACTCTTAAATGAAGGACATAATGTTCATTCGTTAGATAATTATGAAATAGGTCTAAAAGAAAATGAACAACCTGGATGTCATTACCATATAGGAGATATTGAAAATATAAACTTAATGGATAAAGACTTTGATTTAATTTTCCATTTAGCAGCTCTATCCAGAATACAACCTTCATTTAATAACCCAAATGAAACCTTTAGGGTTAATACTATTGGAACACAAAGAATATGTGAATTTGCTAGGTTAATTGGAGCTAAAGTTATATACTCTGGTTCTTCTTCTAGATGGCATAATCCATACCAATCACCTTATGCTGCATGTAAACATATGGGGGAAGAAGCATGCAAAATGTATAGGAAAACTTATGGGATGGATATTGAGATTGTCCGTTTTTATAATGTTTATGGCCCAGGTGAAATAGTAGATGGAGATTGGGCAGCAGTTATAGGTAAATGGAGACGTCAGGTTAGAGATGGGGAACCAATAACTATTGTAGGTGATGGTGAACAACGTAGAGATTTTACTTATATTGATGATATTATAGATGGGTTGTGGAAAATTGGAATGAAAAATATTAAACATAAAGACGGATGGGAGTTAGGAACGGGACAAAATTATTCTATTAATGAAGTTTATTTAATGTTTAAAGAAAGATTTGGAGTTGATTTTACCTCCCTCCCAAATCAATCCGGAAATTATAGAAAAACATTAAGAGAAAATGATGATAGTTTAAAAGAATTAAATTGGTCCCCTTCAGATAAATTAAGAGATTATATATTAAGTTTAAATAAACATTAGGGTATGAAATTAACAGTGTACACAGCATTGTTTGCAGATGAAAGTTTACATTTAAAGGATGTAGGAGAATTTTATCCTTTTAACCATAATAAAGATGATGTTACTTATGTAGCTTTTACTAATAGAGATGATCTAGAATCTAAATTTTGGGATGTGCATTATATACCTATTGAAGAAGGATTATCCCCTAGGATGATGTCTAGAAAAATTAAATGGAACCCAACTCAATATTTAGAAAATTTTACCCATACTATATGGATGGATTCACAATGTTATTTTAAAGTTGAACCTAAGGCTATTGTGGATTACATTCTACAAAGCGAGTACCACACTGCAATCCATCACCACACAGACCTACAAAGTACATATTCAGAAGGAATGCTACAGTGTTATTATTATGGTTTAGATAAACCCTCAATTATTAACCCTCAAATGGAAAAATATTTTAAAGAAGGATTACCTTATAAATATGACCATTATGAAACAGGCATTTTAATCAGGAAAAACTGTGATGAATCTAATCAATTATCAGAAAATGTATGGAACGAATTACAAAATCACAGTATTAGAGACCAATTAAGTACCCCTTATTGTGTATTTAAAGCTAGACAAAATGGAGATAAAGGTATAAAAACTATACCTGAATCTTTTACAGCTCATAAGGGGGGTTTACCTTTACCTAAATCCCAAATATTTTTTACAGTACCAAAACCATCCGAAAAACTTAAAGAGAATTTGGATAATAGATAAACCTTTCGTATATTTACACCTAATTTAAAGGTTATATATTTATGCGACAGACTATTAAAACACCTATTAAAATGAAAATGATTCCTTGTATTAAATGTAGTTCTCCTATGCCCGAATTAAGGTTAACTAAATTTGGTTATAAAGTTTGTGTTAACTGCTCAACAGTAGGTACTAAACGTGGTATTCCCGTAATGAGAGGATCAGGTGATCATACTTGGACTGAAACTATTATTATGGAAGAGGACCAATATGAAGAATTTGTAGTAGCATCTGCACTTGAACGTGGAGATAAAAATGCTGCTAAAGCAGAAATGTTAAATATGGATAAAGAAGATCGTAACTTACAAGGTCCATTTCAAATAATCAACAACACAGATAAAGATAGAACTTAGTTATGCCCAAACCAAAACCATTATCTAAAGAAATGATAGTGGCGGCTCAAGCAAAAACTAAATCTAATATGGCCGCTGCAAGGTACTTGCATGTTTCTTATCAACATTATAAGAGGTATGCTAAAATGTATAAGATATTTGAGGGCCATAAAAACCAAAGCGGTAAAGGTATACCTAAATTTTTAAAGGGTACAGGTAAAGAACCTGCACTTTTAGATATTATTGAAGGAAGAGTATCATCAGCTCACTTTTCTCCTGCAAAAATAAAGTATCGTTTAATAGAAGAGGGATATTTATCAGAGCAATGCTCAATGTGTGGTTTCCAAGAACGTAGGGTACTCGATTATAAAATGCCCTTATTGTTACACTTCAAAGATAATAATAAATCAAATTACACACGCGATAACATTGAGTTACTATGTTATAACCACTATTTTCTTACAGTTGGAGATATATTTACAGAGAAGGATGTTAAACAAATTGAATCACATCAAGAACACATAGGTACAACTGATAAAGTAGAATGGGAAGTAGATGATTATCATTTACAGCGTTTAAAAGAATTGGGCTTAGATGATAATGATGATGATGTTAACCAATATATATCTAGAATATGAAAAAAGCTAGGCGAGCCAGATCAATAAATAAGAAGCACCATAAAATTACTCAAGATTATAATAAGCAAAAAAGTAAGCATTTAGAAAAGTTAACTGATAAAATGCTTAAAAATGATGAAAAAGCAAACCAATTAAAATCAAAAACAATGAAAGGTGACTTTCTAAAAAACTTTTAAATATGAAATTTAAACACAATTGGCAATTTGATACAACAGAAGAATTAGAGGAAATATTTGGGGGTGAATCAAAAGAATTACATGACTTAATAGTTGATATAGCTTTAGGTAACTTAAAAACCAAAAGAAAACAAATCCCAGTAGTATCAATTTATACTAAAGATGAAGATATAACTTATGATATTATGATCGATAGGGTTGATATGGTTGAAACCTTAGAACAAAATCTCCAATCCATGGAAGATTTTGAAGATTATGAGCGATGTCAAAAAATTGTTAACGCTCTAGATTATTTGAAATCAAAATTTTAATTATGAAAAATTTATTTAAAAATCTGTTTATTATTTTAGGTTTATCCTTATTGATGGCTTTTACTAACTATACTCGTCCTAAAAAGTCACCTATTAATACTATATTAAGTGCCCCTGTAGTAAAGATAGATGCAAAAATTAAACTAGAAGAAATTAAAATAAAAGGCCATACGGCCTTTTTAACTGCTCTAGGTCATAGAGAATCAGGCAATAGATATCATGTAGTTAACCGTTTTGGTTATATGGGTAAATATCAATTTGGTAAATCAACATTAAAAACATTAAAGATTAAAGTCACTAAAGAAGAGTTTTTAAACAATCCTGATTTACAGGAAGAAGCAATGAAAAAATTACTTATATATAATAAAAAACGTCTTAAAAAATATATAGATAAGTTTGATGGACAAGTAATAAATGGTATATTAATCACCGAATCAGGATTATTAGCTGCGGCACACTTAGGGGGTGCTGGTAGTGTTAAAAAATGGTTCAGAACTGGAAAAATAAAACAAGATGGTAATGGTGTAAAAATAACTCAATATATGGAGCAATTTTCTGGTTATAGCTTATATTTATAATCAAAAAAGATTATGGCAAGAATAGTTGTAGGTGATTATAGACCAAATAAAAGAAAAAAACGACCTGGGGTACATGCAAAAAGTAAATCCAGTAAGATGAAACAAAGTAAAAACTATGTTAAACAGTACAAGGGACAAGGGAAATAGAATGAATGTAACAGTAACAAGCTTATTTAATCATATGACCGATGCTGATTTTTTGGCATTACATGAAGCGGGTGAGCTAAAAAATTTCTGTTGGGCTTTATCTGTAGATCTACAATCTAAAAAAAATGAAAAAGATTATACTTACTCAGCATGAATGGTATGATGCCATGAAACTCCCTACACCTCATAGGAATAGGAAAAAATACTATAGAAAAGAAAAACATAGAGCTGCTTGGAAAAGCGGCTCTTCTTCATTATATTTACAGGGTAAATAAAGGTTATATTATGGCACTTTGGGAATTTAGAAATTTAAATAAATATGGTAATTACAGAAAACGAATTATCCATACTGAAGGTGCATTAAGCATACCTGGTAGTGGGTTTGGTCCCTCTGTATTAGCAAATAGGTTTAAATACAAATATGAACATCCTGTTATGCCACCAATGATTTGGAAAAATAATGGCAAAACATATTTGATGCCGTTATGGCAAGAAGTAATTGATGGTACTACAGTTGATGATATAGAATGGGTTAAGCCAAAACCTAAAGTTAAACAAGAACCTATTATTGAAACTCATACTAGCAGTAGTAATGCAGATAAAACGTATAAAACAGCATATTACCCCGAATCAGGTAAGTTTTATTGTGATTGCCCAGGTAGATGGAGAGCGTTTGATAACCGTTGTAAACACATAAAGGCATTAGAAAAAAAAGTAAAGTAATGCGCGAGAAATTTTGATACCCGGAGGAGGGTGCGTATCTTCCCCATGTTGTGATAATGAAGTTACAGCACTAAATAAAGGTTATATGTTTATTCAAGTACAAAATCAAAAATTAAAAAGAAACAATCAATTTAGAGTTCAAACAATGCCTGCTGGTATTAAAGAAATTCAATCCAGAGGTTGGAATGTTGATGATTGTAAATTTAGGGAAATTAGAGATGAATTAGTTAAAAATAACTATAATATCTTAGATGGTAGAAATAATACCAGAGGAAAACAATTTAAAAATAGAGCTAATAAAACTCATAGAGTAGTTTCACTATAAATTTAAAAAATATGTTATACGAAAGTTTTAAAAATGATATTGCAAGCGGTGCATTAAAAATGTTTAAACCAAATGATTTAGCAGCAATGGCAGGTTATATTTCTCAATATAGGTTAAATGAATATTTATTATGGGATTATGTTAATGCTGATGGTTATGATTTTGAATGTACTAGGGAACAACTACTAAAATTAAATCTTGATTTAAAACCATATTTAAAAGATATTAATTTAGTTGAAGGTAAGAGCAAAGCCCCTGAATTAGTTAACTCTAAAGTTTTAGCCTTTACCCCAGAAAATAAAAGAGGTAAATTTAATTTTTTATCAATTCATGTTATTAGTTCTTCTAATTATGAGGATAAATTATCTATAATCCCACATGATATATTTTTTAAGGAAATAATTGATACTAAGGATTCAGGTTTAACACTTGAATTTGAACCACCCACCAAGTTGATTTTTGGGAATGATTATGGTTATAAACATGAAAAAACTAAATTTACTAAATTATTTGAAAAATGGGAAATTAAAAATTTTAAAAATATAATTTTAGAACAACAATAATATGAGTAGAGGTAGACCAAGTGAACAAGTAGAAAGATTAGATAAATGGGTTATAGATAGTACTGATTATGATGGATCTAGATCAATTATTAAATTTGATAGGTCTAAATCATCAAATGGTCCTTATTCATGGGAGAATATTCCACCTAAAGGGTTTAGACAACCTAAATTTAAACCAGATAAAGGTAAGGCATATGGTAAACAACCTGTAGTACTAGTATTTAAAACATCAAATCGTTCAAATGCCAAAACCAAAATAAAAATATTTAGAAATGAAAACATCGATTATATTCTATCAGCTGATAAATTAGTTGGGGTGCCATCTAAAGCTGAAATAGTTGATATTGGAGTAGGCAAATCGTTTATAGAGCGATATAAACAAAAATATAATTTAGCTTAATCTTTATATATTTATAACAAAATATTAATCAATTTATTACAAATGAAAACAATTTTAGTTATTTTAGTTTTATTAGTAGCAGCAGCTGCAGTATATTATTTCGGATTTTATAAAAAAGGAAAAATTAATGATCGCGATGGTGATTTTATTCCTGATGAAGTAGAAGATGCAGTTGAAGATGTAAAAGAAGTTGCTAAAGAAGTAAAACGCAGAGCCAAAAACGTTAAAAAAGAACTTAAAGACGTAGTAGAACAATCTAAAGATGTAGTTGATGCTGCAAAGGGTAAAAAACGTAGAGGTAGAAAACCAAAATCTAAAAAATAATGAGCAAATATAATTTAATAGACATTTACGAGCAATATCAAATTGGTTCAGGTTGGACCACAGATTTTGATTATGATGGAATGTTAATGGCTGGGCTAAAAGCAGGAGTTGATACTGATATTGAAATCCTAAAGAAAATGTCTGATGATTTTGAAGATGTTAACTATCATAGAGAAAATAACCACTTACAAAATGCTATTGAGGCGTTAGAAGATGGTGCTACTAAAGAAGCAGCTATGTTTTTTGGAGATTTTCATGCTGAAATTAAACAAACTATTAAAGACCAAGGTATGGATATTGAACCAACAGTAGGACAATTTATGGCTTCTAAAATGGAAGAGGGTGAAGAAGTAACTGAAACTGAAGAAGTAGAAGAAGTATCTTCACGTGAAGGTTCTCGTATTGAAGGTTTACTTAGTATTCCTTTAAAAGCTAAATTCTTAGAAGCATTTCAAGATTTATATTTTGATTTAGTTGAAGAAGATCCATTCATGGCTGAAGATGTAGTTGATCATTTAAGTATTGAAATGTTAAAGCATTTAGATGCTATTCAAGCTCAAGGTGATAAATTAGCTGGTGTGAACACAGATGCTGATTTTGAAAGAGAACAAAGAGCACAATTGGATATGAGAGAAGAAGATTCAATTGAAGAAGGTATTTCAACCTCAGATATTACTAAGGCATTAAAAGATGATGCTAAAGCAACAGATTCAGAAATTAAACAATATATGGCATCAGTTAAAAAAGCAGGTGATAAGTTTGATGATGTAGATGATTATGTTGAAGACTTTAAAAATTATGTTGCTGATAAATCATTACAAGAACACTTCGGTCGTTTCATGAAAGATTACCAATAAGATAAATTAAAATAAATTAAAGATAATGCGGTATCCATTTGGTTACCGCATTTTTTTTTCGTATATTTACCCTGTTGATAATTAAGTCAACGCATTAAATAAAGGTTATGAACGAACAATTTATTAAAGCAATTACAATTGCAATTGACAAAAAAATGATTACTGCCGACCAAGGGTTTGAGATCATTAGAGAGCAAAGTACTGAGCGTACTAGTGTTATTAACGAAACTATAGGTTTCAACCAAAAAAGATAGTTATGAAAACATTTGACGATTTAAAATTTACAAAACATAGAGTTACTAAAAAAGCTATTATGGCATCACTTGAACTTAAACCTAATGTGTTTATATCAGTGGTTGCAGGTGAAGGAATGTACAGTACATCTAGAAAAGGTGTTAGGGCCGAATGTACTAAAGTTGAAGATGCTTCTTCATTTGAAGTTGCCATCATAGATGAAAATTTACCTGATGATGAGCAGCAATGGGATGTTAATGGTTGGCAAACGAGAGAAGATATTAATAAATTAATAATTGAGAACTCATGAGTGGAGAAAATAAAAGGTATGTAGTGACAATGGATATGTATGTTTATGCTGATAGTGATTATATGGCTAAGAAACGTGCACATGATTTAAAATTATCAATAAGTAATAGACGACACTCCCAGGATGTAACTGTTAAAGAAATTGGTGAGCAACCATTTGCTAGTTTTGATTATCGTAAATTAGATGATCCAACATTTATACCTAAAGATTTGTCTAACGAACCATTACCCTTTTAATATGAAAAAAGGAGATTGGTTATTATATAATAATAAACGTAAAAAGTGCTTTGGTATACACCATAATGGTAATATTTTACTTAAAATGAATGGTACTATAGTTCAAGTACATAAAGAAAAAGTAAAAATTCCCGCATAAAAATTTGGTTACCCGGGCTAGGGTTCGTATATTTACCACGTTGATGCAGTTAAGTATCACATTAAAACAATAAAGGTTATGTCAAATACAGAAACAATGCAATTAGATTTATTTCATGGAGTAGTATTAACTACTAAACAACAAGAAGAAGTTAATGATTTTGTTAAAAAAATGGCTGAAAGAGCTGTTAAATCTCAAGATGATGTTAATAGAACAATGTTATTACTTGATGAAGCAGGATTTGTTCAAGGTGTTGATTATGATAGTAGTTTTGAAGTTTACGAGGTTACTAAAGAAGCATCATTTGGTTATTCATATAATAATACAAATTATGAGCATGAAGTTACTTACATGAATGCTGTAGGTGGTGTTTATCTTAAAGTTAATACCATTAAAGAGGGTAAAATAAAAGAATATAAAGCTTCAGTTGATAGAGAAGGTGGTAAATTAATGTGTACTAATATTACTCAACAATATAGATATTATAAGCCAAGTTCATTGCTTACTAAATTTAATGAGCATAATGAGCGTAAAATAAATGAGCTTGAACATAATAATAAGCAAAAAATTGCTTTAGATATTATAGTTGCTAAGTACCAGAAATTATATCCTAAAGCTGAGGTTAAAATTAGTTCTGATTATTATAGAAGATCTTATCATAGTTTTCCAACTGTTAAAGTTACATTTGAATCAGGTAGTTCAGTTGAATTTACTTTGGGTTATAGTGATGAAATGGAAAAAGAACGATTTCATAAAAAATATGATGCTCAAACTGAAACAACTAAAGATTTATGTGATAGATTTAATAATCAAAAAGCTAAATAATATGAAGTTATACGATGTACCTAGAAATAGTAAAATTAAAGTATTAGGGGATATTAAAATACCTCCCGCTGCTCAAAATATTGAAGAGCAAGAAGTGTTAAATTTTAGCCATGTAGATGGAATGTATAGTTATTGTACTAATAGTAATAATGAAGTAGTACATTTAGCAGCATGGACTGAAGTAGAAATTGTTAAATAAATAATATGAAAAATAAATTATTAAAAATTAAAAAGTATTATGATGTTGAATTCACTGAGGATTGGAAACAAGGTCTTGATTGGTATGTCTATAATGAAACCACAGCAGATGGATATGAAGTATATATTTCACATGATAGTAAATCCCCAATGTGTATAAATGATAATGTATTTTATTATGATAATGATTTATCAGATGAATTAGGATACAAAGTAATTGATGATGATATATTTCAAATATATGTTGATGATATGGATTCATATTGGTTTGAAGAGGCGATAAATGATTTAATTAACGCAAAAGAGGATGAATAAAGCAGATACATTCCAACTACCAGATTGGTTTAGTGGTGAAGTTTATGATGAAGGTGAGACCGTTACTAACCCATTTAGTGGTGAGGAGTATACATTAAATAATATTGAATTATCAATGTACGATTTTATTATAGGTAGTCAATATGTAATAGAATTAACATCTAACTCATGTACCCCAAGACAAGTTAGTGAATTACAAAGTGGATTAAAATGGTTTAGAGAGACTAACCCAAAAGCATATAAAATTTTATTAGATTAATTATGAAAGTAAAAAAACAAGTTTTACATTATTGTTTGGATCAAGCAAAAAGTTTTTATAAATTGGGTGAACGCGATAAGGCAAGAGACTATTGTGATATGGGAATTGGTTATGTAGCAGCGAAAAAGGAAGATGGTTGGGACGGAGAAGACCTAATTGAAGACGTTAAAATTAACTTATGGTTAGAACGTTTTTGGATGTTTTTAGAAAATAAAAATTTAATGTTGTGAGTAGAATAGAAGAATTAGTATATAGTGCCCATGAACATGGTAAACGAACTGACTTATTTGATACGGTTACTAGAATTAAAACCCAAAACCCAAATATGAAGTTAGAGGATGTTTATGATAGAGCATACCAACAAGTAATGAATACATAGATATGAAGTTTGCATTAATAGCACATGATAACAAAAAAGCAGATATGGTTGCTTTTGTGTCAAAAAGATTACCATTCTTTAATAAAAAGGATGTACAAATTGTTACTACCGGGACTACAGGTGAAAAAGTTAAACATGCTGGGATTAAAGATGTAGAAACAGTTAATTCAGGCCCCATAGGTGGAGATGCTGAAATAGCGGCAATGGTGGTAAGGGGGGAAATAACTGCAGTATTATTTATGAGAGACCCACTCGATAAACACCCTCATGACGTTGATATTAATATGCTAATGAGACTCTGCGACGTCCATGATGTTCCTCTCGCTACCAATTATAGAACAGCAAGTATACTAATTAAATGGTTTAAAAATAAATGAAAATAAATAGTCTATTTATAGGGTTAACCTTATTTTGTATTGCCCATATACTTACCTTCTACCAACTTAATGGTCAGTTTTTGAAAACAACAGATTGGTTTAAAAAGAATGAATTTATTGTAGCAGCATTTGGAATTATATTATCTTTTTTTTATATTTGGGGAACTAAATATACTGTACAAGGTATGGATGGGTTATTATGGCCTGCTCGCTTTATTGGGTTTGGAATAGGAATGGTATTTTATGCTTTATTAGTTAATTACCACTTCAATGAAGGTATTAGTACTAAAACTTGGATTAGCTTACTATTATCAGTTTTATTAATTTGTATACAAGTATTATGGAAAAACAAGTAAACCTAAATTTAATTACAGGAATATTCTATTCAGAACACCAATTAAATATAGAACATGATTCAATAGTAAAAGAAGTAAAAGAATCTAGAGAATTTCCAGACAAATACCCATCAGATTTTAGTTTTAGAGGTAAATATTATGAAGAAGGTGAAGTTCATCATACCTTTTATGAAGATACTAACTTATATAACCATACAGTTAAAAAAATAATGACCCCATTAAAAGAACTAATAGATGGAATATTTGGGGAAGATATGCTATTTTGTAATGAAATGTGGGGTCATATAGTATACCCAGGGGATCAAACAATGGTACATGACCATAGACAAAATATACCTATTCCAGGATTATCTTTTGCTTACTATCCTCACGTTCTTGAAAATGGGGGTAATATTCATTTTATTACTGATGTAAATGGAAAAAAATGTAATTGTCCTCATGTAATTAAAAAGGGAGATTTGATTTTGTTTTCAAATGAAATATTACATTATACCCCTAGAAATGGGTCTGATGAAATCCGAATAACTATTAGTGGTAATTTTATTCCTACTGATAAATTTTTAAAAACATTACAAGAAGATGAAGAGGGGATAAACCCTTATTGGTATTATCATGGAAAAATATAAGAAACAATCTAAAATTAAATAAATAAGTTATGAAGCAATTTTTTACAAACTGGTATCCGATCATTATAGCATTCATTTGTATGTGTTATTCAATTGGATTAGGACTAACTGGTAATACAGCTGAAGCACAATACTCAGCCCATTGGCCAGGTACGATTTTATTATTCGCAATAGCAATTAGACAAATACGAGGAAGATGAGTGTAGCAATGTTTATAGTAGGTTTCTTTATATTTGCTGCCTACGTAGGTTTCTTAATGTGGAATATATTTTATAACCATAATAAGAATAGAGAAGAAAATTATCCAAACTACTATGCTAGGCATGGATACCCACATAAAAGAGTTAGTAGAATGAAGAACAAAAAAGAGGATGTAAAGTGAGTTTTATCATTGGTTTCAGTTTTATTATTTTATTAGCTATATTTACAATTGTACTTTGGTTAATATCCAAACGCTTACCTCAAGAATTTATTTTATCTACTGTAGTATTTATGATGGTAGGAGATGGAGTATTAGTAGGTTTATGGTATTATGGGTTATTAGAAATAGTAGAATCAATTAAACAATTTAGATTAGGAATAGCAGGAGCATTTTGTGTAAGTGCTATGGGCCGATCAATTTATTTTTTATTACAGAATGAAAAAGTGTAACATTTGTAAAGAACAAAGATCCGATTGGATGTTTAAAAATAATAAGAAGAAAACATGCCGCAAATGCGAGTATAGATGGTGGCGTAATATTCTTCGAATGATGGTTAGGGATAGACGTTTAACACCCCTTGAAAGATTAGGCACTAGAGTTGGATATATGGGTGTTGGTTTTCTTATTGCAGGACAATGGACCATTAACCCCATATTATATATGATGGGTTTCACCTGTGTATTAATTCAAGTTAGTATAAGAAGACAGTGGAATCTAGTAGTATTACAATTAAATGGTCTAATAGCTTGGACCATCCATTTTTTAAATTCATTATCATGACACAAGAAGAAAAAAAAATCAAAGCCACTGAGCTAAGTAAACAGATCCTAGAATTGAAAAAATTAGGTCCAACTGTTACTACTAAAAAAACAATTCAAAGTTTACAACAAGAATTAGATAAATTAAATTATGCAACATAAGATTGATTTACATGGATTAACTCATGATGAGGCAGCAAGGAAAGTAGAAACTGAACTTATAAGAATATCACTAACTAATTACTACCAAGTAGAAATTATAACAGGTAAATCTAAGTCAATGCAAGATAAAATAATTAATGAGGTATTAGGACCCCTCAAATTTTTTTATTATATTCCCACTGTAAATGAGGGTACAATAATTGTTTGTCCAGATGATTTATTATAAAATATGACTTTATATTCTAACATAGTTTACAATAATAACATTGCTTATAAAATACTTGATATTATTGCAATACATAATTTTGTAGATAAAAAGGGTAATATAAATAAACAAGTATTAGGGATGTATGTACATGAAAAAGGTGGGGATCATGTATTACAAAGACAAGACAAATTTTTAATTTGTGAAACAATAGAAGAAGCAACAATAGTATGAAACGTATATTAGTAACAGGAGCAGGTGGGTTTATAGGAAGCAATTTAATGAACTACCTAGCATTAGATAAAACAATATCAATACAAGGTATGGATAACAACCCTCGTATTGATAATGAGTATATGATTCATTTAGATATAAAAAACATAAATAAATTAGCTTGGAAACCCGATATAATTTATCATTTAGCAGCCCAATCTAAAGTACAGCAATCATTCGATGACCCTAAACAAAACGCAGAAGATAATGTAATGGGAACTCTAGCAGTATTAGAATATGCTAAAAAATGTAAATGTAAAGTAGTATATGCAGGTTCAGCTTCAAGACATACTGATCCATCCTCATCACCTTACGCCACTACAAAATATATGGGTGAAACACTTTGTAAAATGTATAGAAAATGTTTTGGTGTAGATGTTGAAATAGCTAGATTTTATAATGCATATGGACCAAATGAATACTTACACCCTACTGAAAGTAATGTAATTGGTATTTGGAGATATAATACCCAAAATAATATAAAGTGTAAAATAGTAGGTGATGGTGAACAAGAAAGAGACTTTATTCATGTTCAAGACATTGTTGAAGGGTTGGTTGCTATAGGGGATAGTATCTCAAGTCATGACGATGCCTGGGAATTAGGAACAGGCTCAACTTTAACTGTAAATAATTTAGCTAC